TCCATTCTATTTACATTTATTGTATATTATATCCATCGTTGCCTTTGTCGAATAATGTTATTATTTGTTATACGATATAACTAGACACGTGAGGGAAAAGGTGGTATATTTATATTAAGGACATGGTATAAAAAAAAAATAATAATTAAGGAGTGATTGAATATGAATAAGATAATTGAAAGCAAAATAAAACAGACAATTGCAAAAGAAATGGGTGTAAAAACAAATCAAGTAATGTTATTAGAAAGTGAAATAATAGATACTACAATTTATTGTAATCAATCTTTTGCATTTAATATAAGATATAACATGTATACAAATGAAGAGTACAAAGGTGATTTAGTGCAGTATAGTAAAGATACTACAATGTTTGTGTCAAATATTAAAACAATGACTCAATATAAAGAAGAATTTTAATGAAAGGCTGAAAAGCCTTTCTAATATAAATAAGGAGTGGTAAAAATGAAAGTAAAAAATAAATATGATGGTGAAACATACTATGCAAACATAGACCCTTACGGGTGGCATGTTTGGACATCTGGATATAGCAGAATTTGTAGTGAAGAAGAGTTTACAAAAGATTATATAATTTTACTATAGAAAAGGAAGGTTAATACCTTCCTTTTCTATGTTGTCTTTATAAAGTTAGCCATTTGTCTCGCTATTAAAGGTTGTCCAAATGCATTGTTAGGGTGCAACCCATCATCTGTATAATAAGATAACGTTTTTAAAGTTATCCCACTTCTTCTATACAAATCTAAGACTGGTATTGCATATAGTTCACACATTTCTATTATAGCATCTGCATATTGTCTTAAGTGTATACCTAACGAGTTTACTAATCCAACCGCTTCACCTTGGATATGAAAATCTCTTTGCAAAGGTGTAAAGAATACAATTCTTGCTTTACGGTTTTTATTTAGTAAACCTTCAATTAACACTCTCAATGCACCATAAAATGTAACTCTTGTTGTATCATTTATAGTTCCTAATGGTACATTGTAACTAAAATCATTTGTACCCCCGAACACTGTTACTAAATCAGCTGTGTTATCAGATGTTATATAAGAAACACTTAGAGAGTTATTATTATTCAAGTTAGGGTCAGCTATCATAGCCCCTGATATTCCATAATTAGTGTAACTACCTATTTGCAAATAAGCTTTAACTAATGGTTGATATATGTTTCTGTATGTTATACTATCACCAATACTATTCCACTTTACGTAAAAAGGAGGTATAGAATTGTTATTGCTATTTGTACTAACGCTAAGTAATGCTTTTGCACTATCACTAGTATAATTAACCATTAGTTCACGGACATATCCATCGCTTAAATTATTTGAAGCAAACAATATGAAACCCATATTAAAGATACTATTTGTAACGTGGTAAGCTGTTGGATAATCAGAATCCATGATAGTCATATATGGTGCAAATACTCCTACTCCATTTTTAACATAAAATACAAATCCATCTGAATGTCTTTCTATTGCCAGAACATCGTATTTAACTGGGTGGTAAGAAGGTGTTGCTGATGATAGTTGAGTGTTTATTTGGGCATTATCATTAAATATAGTACCCGTTCCTCCACCTGTTATGGATACCATTGTAAATTGATTGTATAGACCTCCCATCATAAACCATATATCTGTATCAATAACTTTAAATTCTATTCGATTGATTGTATCTTTAAGTATTACAGGTGCAAATGGGTAAGTGTTGTCTCTAGTTTGGGTAATATTAGCACTACTATCAATAACCAAATCAACTCCATATTTAGCTTTTATATGTGTCTTGGAAAACATATATTGACCTATCAGTGAACTAATATTTCCGATTAAGTTTTGTTGAGATGTAATGACACTGTCTGTTTTTACATCAACACTAGTTATTTTTCCGTCAACTATGACGATTTTATCATCTGCTTCTTTGTTAAAATATATCCATTGTCCTCCTACATATTTATAATGCTTTCCATCTGACTTTTGAAATGTCCACAAGCCTTCATACGGCAACTCTACATCAGCTAAATTTTCTACACTTGACCTTATATCTAAAGGCTTCTTTATTCTTAAATCATAGTTATCTAAATTCTTCTTTGCCATCTCAATACCTCCTTAATTAAATATGAATTCTATATTTATATTATCTAGATAAATTAGGTTAGGGAGATAATAAACATTATAATTTTCACCTAATATAGAAACTATGTTTACTACAAAAGAATCAATCATTTCTTCATCATCTGTCATTATTGATTTTAAATCGCCATAACTTGAGGGATAAGCAAACACTATATATTCACCATTTGGTGATACTACATATTTTTTATTTGACCTTGTGCTCACATCTTCAATCATTGATGTAACATTCGTTGAATTTGGTAAAGTAGACATAACACCATGGAAAAAAGGATTAACAAAGAATAAATCTACTGTGTCGGAAACCACTGTTTCCTTACTATCATTTACACTAATTTTGTAACTTGTTGATGTCGTGATGTTAGCACCATCAATAAAACTATCATTAGTTGTAGAACTATTAAATGTTTTTGTTTGGATTACTTGATTATTTTTAAAATATTTTATTTCCTTCACAAATTCGCTTTTATTTGTGATTAACGCATTAAGCATTAATCCATTTAAAACATCACTTTTTTTATATACATACTTATTAGGTTGTATAGAAAATTCAATAATTGGTTTTTCATAGCTTATACCATTTACAATAGATTCAATGTCTATTACTTTTTGATTAATACTGTTTAACAGCGTTTGATTTATCAAATTACTTAATGAACCATCAGTTATATAATCATTAATTAAGTTTGTAACATCAGTCTTTATTTTACTATCATAAGCAGTTAATTCATTTAAAATATATGACTCAAATCCTTTGAGTGCTAAACCCATATCATTAGTTACTTTTATAACATCATTTACATGCTGTGAAGCTTGTCCTATTTGTTCATAAAATGAAAACGACTTTTCATAAACATAGGGTTTAATTTTAAATGGTTGAAAAAACATAGGTGTAAGTGCATCAGGACTATAAGGTGTATAACTCATTTTAATCTCTCCTTTTATTTAATATATTCCTATAAATAAATCGCTTAATTTTTCCACTATTTCCATAGGAATGTTTACCATAATTTTTCGCCATTCTTTTATATTTTGTGTGAATAAGTAACCCGCAGAACTACCTTCCTGTTTTCTAACATACGTTTCTGTTCTGTTGTTACTATTAACTGCAGTAGAATCATTGGTATTATTTATTTCATTTTCATTGGTGTTGTCAACAACATTTTCATTTGTAACTTTACCTAAATTAGCACTATTTACATTTTCAGTTTCTGTTCCTGTGGTAGTATTAACATCATGTTTCGCTCTACTGGCAAATCCATGGGTCTTTATATCTTCAAATGTTAAATCTTGCTCAGCTGTATCCATTTCAACACCAACATTTTCATTTGTAAGGGTAGGTGTTCTAGTACTATTATTAGTTGTGTTACTATCAACATTTTGTTCAAGATTTTCTTCTCTTTTACTGCTACCATTTTCTATAGTTTTACCTATAGCATTCATAGTAGAGTTTCCTGTATCTTCTACATTATGTGTATAAGTTTCCGTTAAGTCAACGTTCCATAAAGGGTTAAATTCAATATCAATAGATTCAAAATGTTGGTTAAAAAAGGGCATAATCTCCTTCATTCTTCTTTCTAGGTAAAAACCAAATCTGTGAGCAGTTTCACAACCTATTTCTTGAAAGTAATAGTGTTCATAAATTTTATTGTTTAGGTAATCTCTAAAATTTGTTATTTGTTCTCCTTTATAATTTTTACCAAAATCACTATCATTTTGAAATAATTTTTTAAATGTATATAATGGGTAATTTTGCATATAAGAGTTTATATCTACATTGCTATTATCTAGTAACTCTTTTAATTCAATTGTGTATATCGCCATCGTCATCACCTCCATTCGATTCTGGTTCTTTTGCATTTCTTAAAGATACTTTTATATTCAAGCCCCATCTTTTATTTATTCTTTCCACCGCCAATTGTCTTTCTGCAAGTAGAACATCAGCCGACAATTCTATCAATTGATTATTTGCGTTTGCTTCATCAGTAATCAACCTTTCCTTTTTAGAAGTATTAGCTGAATTAATTCCCAACATATTCAGAAGTTCATTCCATTTGCGGTCTTTGATATCCTCTAATTTGTCAGCTATGAAAGGAATGTCGAATGACAATTTATCAATATTATCTTTCAATTCTAAATCTTTCTTACCGTACGCAATAAAATTATTTTGGTCATACTGTTGCATTAAGTTTTTATTAGTCATAATTGTTTCATCTGTACTTTTTATGATTGCCAAATTTCTTTGATACCATAAATTTTTATCTATAGTTCTATCCAAGTTGCATATTCTTTCCAATCCATGTCTAATTAGAAATAATGTTGCAATTTCATGTTTATTGTTTCTTATTATTTCTATATCTTCTGTATTATAATCTTGCATGTACATATTGTCAGAATAACATAACCATTTAATGGGTTCATCATATAAATTTAATTCGGAATAACCTTCACATTTTAAAATTGAAAAACCTGTAGAATCTTCATTATTTACAAATGCTAGCTTTCCGTTTGTGAATAATGACTTTTCAATGTAACGTTCAGGAATACCCTCAGGGAGGTTTTCCCATTTAATTAATGATGTACACATTAACATTAATCTTGTAAAGTAATGAATGTATGACTCACTATTCATCATGTTACCATTGTCTGTTTCTTGTATTTTTAGGACTTGCGACGGATACTGTTTAGACATTTTTCTCACCTCCTAATATTGCCTAAAATTATTTGATTTCCAAATTGTAACACCTTTATTAAATAGGTTCTGAATTTCTATTAATTCATCTTGTGGAAAATTACCAGTTATATTACAACCAACTGTTTTTATAAATTCATAATCTAATCCTTTTGGACTAGGACTTTCTAATGTCTTTACAGGATAACCGTACATTGTCCAGTAACTATTAGCTGTATTTAAATGGTCTACGTCCATAATCATTAACATAATTTTTATTCCATTTTGAAGTAATATTCTTTCCATAGCACCATCACTAATAGATGATAATTGGTTGGGTTGTCTCTGTGCTTGTTGTTCTTGCAACATTACGTTTGTAATAGACTCGAAAGAACTATACGCCCCCATTGCAGACCCACTCGCAACACTTCCAATCATTCCTACTGCTCCACCTAACATTTTTAGATTATTTGTATCTTGGTTATTCATTAAATACTTGGCGTAAGTATTATTTGCAAGGGGTAGAGTAGTATTACATTTTACAACTAAACTATCACCATACGATTTTCCTTGACCCTGATAATTTGTAGGTACAACCCTGTAGCTTGGAGTTTCAGAAATACTAGTTTGTATCTCAAAAGTTGCTTTACTATTAGTAAATTTATTTGGCTCTAATTCTATTTGTTGACCTGTTGTTAAATCTTGTACTATTATTTTTGCGTAAGGACTAGTTAATGCTTTTAAATGTGTTAGTGTTAATGACGAAAAATCAAATTCAATAGCGCTCTTAATAAAAGAATCTATATTATTATTATCCACACCACTACAAACTGGGACGGTTTGTCCTGTAATATCACTAGCTATTTCGTTAATATTAAACATCTCTACATTATCTATGCAAGGAACAAAAACACAAGAATTTATTCTATCACCAACACCCATGTTGGAAAGTGTTTGTAAGTCTGCATTTAGCAAATTTTCTTGTCCTGTTTTATAACACAAAACCATGCAAGGTACTTGATAGTTACCCATTGAAAAATTATGTATTGTTGCATTAGCTAAATCTAGATGTGTGACATCTGCATTACAAAATACCAAATAAACTCCAGTAAAATTTATAATTGTTTCACGTGAAACAATTAGGTTTCCACTACTCACATTATCACTCATAGAATTTAAATTGTCTGTCATTACATGTCTTCTTTCTACAAATGATGCATGATATGATATATCAAATTGATAAGTTTGAAAAACATCTGTTTTTAGGATTATTTTTGTAGTTCTATCATTAACATAAACAATGTCTTGAATAAAACAAAAGAACCACTTGTTATTAACATATGTGTTTTGAAATACTAAATAATTGTATTTTAGAACCTCATAATAATTTAAAGGAACTGTTATAAATCCCTCATTTCTAACGTAATTATAGTTTATATAGATGTTAGTTAGCGAATTAAAATAAGTTTGTTGGTCTTCTTTATTATTGAATTTAATTTGGTGTTCATTATCTTGTGTAAGTGGAGATTTACACAACATCAATGTGGAACGGGGAGGGTTCAAACCCTCACCTTACACTATTGTAGATACAAAGAAAGTATCTGTATTTGAAAGTCCTGTTAATTCTCCACTTGCATTAGTTGTCTTATCTACTGGTTCTTCACCGTTGACACTAACATTATAATGTGTAGTAGCCGTTAGTCCTGTTATCTTACCATCACCTAAAATTCCTAAACTACCTGTTGCTAATGTTACCGATTCAGGTAAATAAGTAAATGCAATACTATTTGCTAAAACACTATAACCATATGTTTGCCAATGATGTAACCAATATGTCATTTTCATCGTTTCACCATTATCAAATGACTTTGTCCATCTTCCATTTTCTCTAATTTGGAAACATGCTTCATCTGCTAGTAGTGCTAGAATTGGAGAACCATTAAAACTATCTAATGTTAATGTTCTTGTCTTAACTTCTGCTTTATCCATTTGGAAAACATATGCTAATACCTCTAATTCCATATTTACTTTTACATTTACAGGTAGAACAACGACTTGTTTATCTAATGGTGACCATGTTACAACTGGTTTTACGTTACCACCTTTTGTGAATGCGAATTTATTGTATTCAGATGATGGAAGTGCCATTAATTCTGAAAATGTTTTTAATTGTTTTACAAGCCAATTAGATACAAATTCATCAGGTTTTGGCAATGCATTAATTTGCGCCCATGTCATATTAGTATCAGTGTTTATATTAATTTCTTTTATTGTTCCTCTTTCATATGCCATTGACATAAGCTGTTTAGTCAATCTGAATTGGTCAATTTCATCCCCTGATTGCATTGAAGTCATAATAGAACTTAAAAAAGTATCAAAGGCATTGGTACTAGTAAAAGCTTGTGCTAATTGCGCTTGACTTATTGTTACTTTGTATTTATCTTGTCTATTTAATCTATAATAAGCAACTTTTACGTCGGGTTTGAATTCTCTTAATAATTCTGTGCTTGTTCCATCATATGTTTGTGCTGTTGCAGGATTTGTGTAAATTTCTTGTACATCTTGTCCTAGTGGAATGTCACCCTTATTAAGTACAGATAAAGGGTTTTTAAATTGCCTATTGTTAACAACTGTTAACGCGATTCTGTTCATTAAGGTGTCTATAAATTCATTTGAATCTAAAGAATAAGTTAATATTTGTGAACCAACTGTTGCAAAATTTTCTCTAGTTGCTTCTGGAACTGCTTTTATATAATCACCTGTTGCATATTTTCTGATTTCATTTAAAATTGATATTACATTAGCCATTCTACTTCAACTCCCCATTTTCATTATATAATGAAGAATATGGTACTTCATTATCATTTTGATTTTGATTTTGATTTTGATTTTGATTTTTATTTTGATTGTCTGTTAAAAATGATAAATCACCTAATTGTTTCATCATTTTATTATTTACACCTCTTAAATTTTCATTTAGTGTTCCTAGTTCTGTTTTTTCAGTGTTGAGTGTTTCAACATCTGTTAAGGTTGTTGTATAATCTGCTCTAAAATCATTTAATATTTCAGATATTTTTCCTTGGTCTCCTAAATTAGCAAGAATATCTAAAATCATTTGATTGGTTTGTTCACCGTTGTACATTTTCTATTCCTCCTTTTAAAATTGTTTCACGTGAAACATATATAATAAATTGTCTCTAGTGTGCTATCACCTACAGTAAAAACAATCTGATTATCTCAAAAAATACATTTTTCAAATTTATATCTTCAAAATATACGTTACCTAATTGATAATTACGTATAAATTCCTTTATCCTTCTGTCCTTTGTACCTTTTGTTAAAAAAGTGTTAGGACTATGGTCGGATTGAGTCAGACAATAAATGCTTGTTCTAGTAGGGTCTTTATCCTTAGATACAAAATATTTACCTTCACTAAAATCTATCCAAATGTGATATAATCTATCATAATATTTGAATGAAAAATAGTGAATGGATTTCCCAGTTTTAGTCTCAATAAATGTTTTATCATCTCTAAGAAAATTATTTTCTATAGCGTAGTTACCATAGCTTGTCCCATCTATTATTTTACCGAATCTAGTCTGTTTCTTTAACTCGATAAAATCTCTATTAGCAACTAGTTCTACAAGTAAATCGTCACTGCTTCCAAAATGTTGGAATCTTTTGGAAGGGTTTATTTTCATATTAAAATAAAGGAAATATGGATTTGAAACCGTTATAGCATTACTTAGAAAATACACTTTAACTACATTATTCTCTTTCATAGTATCAACATCAATTCTCATTCTAGAAATGGTTTCATATAAGTCTAAGAAATTTGTAACTTCATCTGTTAAATAATGATAGAAACCTTTATCTAAAATAAACTCATCAAATATGATTTTGTTAACTCTAGGGTAAGCATTAGACTTATTAATTTTTGCTGTTGATAGTGACATAAACACACCCGCAATTTCATCATCTATCAAAATGTTGTTACCTTTTACAGCAAAAGTATGTCCCTCAAATTTATGTGCAATATCATCAAAGAATTTAGATTTACTCTTTAACTCTTCTTTAAATCTTCTTACGTACACAAATTGATTTTTATTCTTTATAAAGTCTTTTATTGACCACTCTTTAGACCAGTATGTTTTACCCGCTCCACGATTTCCTACTATGAAGTTAAATAATTTGTTGTGTGTTAATGATTCATTTCCATTGTAATACATAAGCCTGTTTCCTTTCTTTTAAGTTGGTGTCTACTCTTTATTATGTAAAGATAATAGACACCTTTTAAATAATTTTGAGAAAATAAATGGAAGGTGGCTCGCTTCCAACTCAATATTTTACATTTAACGCTCATCACGCTTGGACAAAATGTAAAATTCCACACTAAGTACATTTATCCCTCATAGATATAATAACACTATTTAAGACATAATGCAACATAATTATCCTAAATTCTCCTTTATTTTATAAGTTGTATTAATTAATAGCACACCACCCCTTACTTTCTTGTTTTGTAACTTTCCGTCAAATTGTGCACCAAATGAAAAGTTATCAATGTTTACATTTTTATAAACACCTTTTGGCATGCCCGCACAAGTTATTTTCCATTCTAAAGTATCATCACTACCAGGTTCTTTTCCATATTCCATATAACATTTTTGTCTTAAATATTTAGCTTTTTCAAATTCAAGTTCATTTTTCCATGCACCCAGTTTAGTTTTATGAACCTCTAAATTGGAGGGCATCTCTTTACCTGTTATGTGAATACTATCAGTGTCTGCATAGCAAAACCTAGGATATACAGATTGGGCAGACCTTATAGTCTTTTCCCTTGCATAAGCTGTAATAAAGCAAGCCATAGGAATGTATATAGGGTCTCTAGTTTCCTTGTCATCATCAACTAAATGAACAATATCATTTATAGAATCATATTCTACTTTCTTGGATTGACACTTAGGATTAAGACCAAATTTACCATATAAACTGTTAAGCATTAATTTAGCTATTTGACGCATAGCCTTATTTTTATTAAGTTCACTCTGTATTTTAACTTGCACCCATTCGTCAATATATTGGTTGAATATATTATTTGAACTCTTAAACTTATAACCATCAAGATATTCCATGTTGTATACATCGTAATGCTCCAAAAACAACTTGAGGTCTACAGACGTTAAGGTTAATGGTACTATTTCATCTTCACCATCTTTGTTCACGGAACTAAACAAGTATTCAGACTCATTAAATTTTCTATAATTCCCTTTTTTCTGTACTGTAGGTAGACGGTCTTTTTTTAATCTAAATTGACATTCAAATCTTTGTACATAAAGGTCATAAAAGTTATCTTCTTTGTATTGACCTTTAAAAAATACAGGTGTTCCAACTGGTAATCTACAATAACGCATAACCCAAGGGTAAAGAGAATTAACATCAAAGACCAAACCTTCTCCAATAACTCTATTAGAGAACCTTTTGTCACAATATGTCCAACCACCTTTGTAAGCGTTCCTTATCGATTCATCTGTAAACATATCTAGTTGAGGAAAATGGTAATCAAATTCACCTTTTTTATTAGTCGATTTATAATATGATAATGCACAACTTGCAATAGTGTTTTTTGTCATTTTCTGTGACTTTAAAACCTCTAATGCTCTCGCAACAACTTCAACATCATTTCTCATGTACTTTATTTCTTCTTCTGTAAGTTCATGATTCGTCTTTCTATATTTCTTATAGAATTCTTCTTCTTGGGCTATTTTTAATACTTTTAAACCAAAATTCTTACCTATAACGTCTACACTAAAATTAAGTAATTTCATGCTATCTAAAAATGTAACTTTGTTAATCTTTTTACCTTTCTTTTTAAAACACACCTCAAGGGCATAATAAACTCCTGTATTGGTTATGAGCGTTGTGTAGGTGTTGTCTTCATAATCTTTTTTATCTTTTACCCACCTAAAATTATTACGTTCAAGCCAGTAAATAATATAAAAACCATCAAAAGCTAAATTGTGAAAATAATGTGTGTCATTTTCAAATGAATTTTTGCATGATTGCATGAAACCTTCTATATTATTACCATAAGTAAAATTATCATAGTTTCCAATTTCTATAGAAGCATAGCCCCATACTCTTACCTCATTTTCTATGTTGTAGTTTTCTGTACTAGTCGTTTCAAAGTCACTACAATATACACCCATTCTTACACCTTATTTCTTTTTAGATTTCTTTGTTTTCCTTTTATTCTTTTCTTTTTTCTCTTCTTCTTTTATATATTCTTTATATATGTTTGTCCATTCTGTATGAATTGTCTTAAATCTGTTCTCATAGTCATCTACACTGTACACGAAGTCGAACATTGTTCGTTCGTTAAAAAGTGCATTTGATGCAATTACATCTTCGGGAAGTTGTTCCATTAAACCTTTTAATGCAAGAGCATTGACATTGTTTTTACTTCCTATTTCATTTTCAATAGCCTTAAAGTAACCTTCTGTAGTCGCTTTATTTTTAGCTTCATTCGTTCTATTAAAATCGTTAAAAGTTTCTATAAACATGTCAAAATCTCTTTGACTCTTATTTTCAAAATTCAATTTTCTTACCCTTGTTTGGTCAGGATTTAATCCTTGTTTTTCTTTTATTTTTGTTATTTCTTCATTTTGTTTTTTAAACTCTTTTGCACCTTTATTTATGTCTTTTAAAATTACTTTTTCTATTGTGTCTTTTTCCCATTTTGGCACTGATAACCCTTTTTTGTTGCTGATTATATCTAGACTATTTTTCTCTAAAAATATATCTATTGTTTTAATCTGATTATTGAATTCACGTCTTGAATAATCTTTTTCACTTAAAATATTATCTAAGCGTTCTTTGTAATTTATTTTCAAAGGTAGTTCACCATTATATCCTTCTTTTTCTGCTCTTTCTATCTTCTTATTAAATCTGTTTATTTTCCTTATATACTCTTCATGCTCTCCAGTTCTCCATCTAAAAAGTGACATATTATACACCTCCTACTTTATATCATAGCTTGCTTTAATCGTTAAATCTTTTACGCTGTTTATCTTATTCAAATGTGAAGTTACAATTTGGAAACCCCTTTTCTCAATTTTACAATATTCTTTAATATCTTCTATAATTGTTACATCGTAAATTATTCCAATAACTTTTAATTTTTTATCAACCTTTTTATTTAAAGTGTTCATGATAAATTTATTCTTATAAAGTTCCGATGAAAATTTGTATGTTAAAATAATTCCGTTATATTTTTTCATAATCTCATAAGGTGTAATATTAAAATCATATTCTATACCGTCTTTTGTCATAATTATCTCCTTTCTAAATTGTTTCACGTGAAACAATTCTAATTTTATGTAAAGAAAAAGGAAGTAAACAACACTTCCCTTCTTCTCTTGATGATACCTTTTATTTTTACACTCTTGTCATTGTTCTTAAACTACTGATTTATAATTTAACTAAAGCTTTTTTTATTTAAAAATTTGTTTGGAATACTAAAGCATTGTAACCCTTATTAGTCTTTACATTCTTAAACATTATTGGAATAGCTGTACTCCATGTGCTAGGTTGTCCAACTTCTGCTACTAATTGTGCTAACTTTTTTAAGAAAGTTGGTGAACTACATGTATAAGCTTCACCCTTATCATCTATTAACACAATTCTAGGTAATTCTTTAGGCTCTCCAGTTTGTAGATCAACAACTGTTACTACCTCCATATAAATGTCTTTTAAATTTATTCCAGTGTTTACAAGGTCTTTTATTGCTTTTGCTTCACCATTAATAAGATTAAAGTATTTTGCTTTTTCTTCAAAAGTCATTTTAGATTTATCTATTGATGAATAAGAAACTTGTCTTGCTCCGTTTAATGCTGTTACATACTTTTGTCCATCATCTGTTACCATTGTTATTACCGGTGCAGTCTCATTATTTACTAAAACTGTGTCATCTTCTCCAACCATTACTAACCCCTCTGTTTTTTCTAATTCATTTTTCTTCATTTTAAAATTCCACCTTCATTATTTTATTTTGATTATTTATATTAACTTAGTTTGGGGAAACTATGTTATATTTCTTCTGCTGTTTTTACTTCTTTTTTCATTTCTTCTGCTCTTTCTGAGTCTAACTTTTCAGCTAGTTTTATAAATTCATCTGTTGGTACTTCATACTTTTTCTCTTCAATCTTTATAGATATAATGTAAGCTTGTTCACCTTCTAATAATTGAGGTGTGAACATCTTTTGAGCCTTTAACTCGTCCACTTTTTCAGATGTAATTAATCTTTCTAAACTTCTTGATTCTAATACACCCTCTACAAATTTTACTGCTTTTCCTGTAATTTCATACTTTTCGATTGTTCTAGTTATTGATTTCATTTATTTTACACTCCTTTTACATATTTTTTCTTTTCTTGGTTTGTTCCTCCTTACAAGTATTATATTACACTATAGTAAAACTAAAGTCAACATAATTTTTCACTTTTCTTCATTATTTTATTATATTTTTCTTATTTATAATTCTTTGTTGTATTCCGTCCAGTATTGTCGCTTTATTACCATTAGTTTTAATTAGTGTAAAAGATGTATTGTTTGTTATAAATTTTCTTCCGAATAATGAATCTTCCTCACTGTAAAAGTATTTGTTCTTTAGTTTAAATTCGCCCAGAAGTGGAGGATTTAGGGGAGGGTCTATAGGGTCATATGGAGGTGGATTTATAGGGTCTGTAGGATGTGTTCCTGTATAGGTTGCGTAATATGTGTTTGCACTTGCTTGACGCCTTGCGAGGTGTGCTACCTCAGGGTCAGGACGCTCCCAACAAAAACAAAAAGCAGAAGTTAATTCATTTAATGTACCGTTCCCTATCATAAAATTGGAATGTTTTATATAGATACCTTTGTCATACCACTGCATGTCTGCTCCTGTACCCTGTCCTCCGCCTGTTAATTCAGCCCATAGAAAGTTAAACTGATGTGGAAGGTCTGTTCCATAAGCTTCTAACTGTGTTCTACGTCCAAAACTCCATTGACACAAACCAAAGCCTATAGAATTACCACTTTCAACTTGTGTAGGGTCAAAGTCAGATTCAGCTTCTATATTACCCATAACAGCAGATGTTGACAATTCACTTAAACCCTTACTTCTTAAAAAGTTCCATGTTGCTCTTTCGATTTCTTCTCTTGTCATTAATAATTCCTCCTATTATAAAAGCACCCTTACGAGTGCTTAATTTTATTCTTTGTTTCTTACGTCCATTTCTGTTTTCATCATTTGAATCATCTCTTTTAAAGAGTCTAGACTAGACCTGAAATCTTTCATAGTTGTATTGTCTTTATATATGAAGTAACATAGCATTATCCCCATCGCACCATATTGCAGTAATCCATCTGTATTCATTAAACAATCCTCCAATCTTCTGTAAGTAAGTCTTCTTGAGAAGGCAACCATCCAGGTTGCATATTACCCTCAGGGGTCTTAAGTGCTAAACAATCTTGTATATTACTTCCTTGGTACACTGCCCTTCTTGCAGGTATTAACGTTACATACATATCTTTACCATTCCAACCTTTCCTTTCAACCATCCCACCAACTTTTATTATGTCCAATGCTTCTCCAAATTTTAAATATGTCTTTTCCATAATTATTCCACCTACATTCCTAATAATTTTGACCATGTCTTTTTACCAACTATTCCATCACCCTCAAGAGACATGTTCTCCTGATATATAATTACAGCTTGTCTTGTCTGCTCTCCGAAGATACCATCCCATAAAACTTGAACGGGTAAAACATTAGATTGAACCCACATTGTAATATTACCTTGTGAACCCATATTTAAAGTGGGGCAAGCCGATAAAGTTAAATCACCACTTATTCCATCTTCCACAAGTTTATTATTATTTTTGTCTCTAAAACCTTGTTTATTTAATTCTTTTTGCAAAATTAAAATGTTTTTACCTGAATTATCTATATCATTAATATCTTCTATATAAGGTAGTTTATTTTCAATAAAAAATTGTGATTCATCTACTAAAATATTTACATCTAAATCCTTTATAGTGAAAGCGTAACTTCTGTCATCTTCTGTAAACTGCCAAGCTACAATTTGACAACCTACCACTTCTGGTGTTTCATTCGCTGAATAATCGGCTACCCACCATTGATTGTTTTGTCTAAACTCTAAAGAAAAATATTCCTCTATGTAGCATCTATTGCTATAGATAATTACATCTTGTCCACTTATTTCTCTAAAATGTTGAATGAATTCTTTTGCGTAGGGTTCTGATAAATGTTCTAAAGGTGCTTTTTCATTTCTCTCTACATCGAGTACAGATACTATCTGAAAATTTTTATCTTTTATTTGATTCCAGAAATTTAACGCTTGGGTTTTTGGTTCACTAGTTGCTGACAAGAAATGATAAAAACCTATGGGAATTTGACCTTTTAAAGCTTCATAGTTTATGTCTACAATACTATCTTGATATGATGCACCTTCTGTAGCTTTCATGATTACACCACATAATCCACTGGTAGGAATAGCTTTTAAAGACAGTATTGTATTATGTTCAGATATGTCAATAAATTTGTTACTCATTGTTATTTCCTCCTTTTATTCTTTATTTCTACTTTATTATACTTTATTATGTAATTTTATGCAAGAAAAAAGAAGCAATTTCTTGCTTCTTTTTTAATGATGATAGTATTCTATTTCTTTGTTTATTGATTTAGCGTATTCTATTTCTTCTATTGTATCCTCTCCTAAATAGTTGTTGTAGTTATTTACTATAACTTTGTCACACATTTTTATCTTTTCTTTGTGCAAAAGTTTTAATCCTTCTTTACAAAACCTTTCGCTAAATTCACCATTTAAATCAACAGGTATTAGAACAATATCACCTAAAACTGAATAATTCCTATATATCTTCATACATTGTTCAATATGTCGTATTGGACTTATTATTGTTATTATCATAACTTAACTCCTTTAATGTTCATTTTACCGTATTTAGAATTTAAGTATTCTTTTTTATATTTTAAATTTCTATTTCAAATTTGCATAAATTCTTAGGAAATTCTAACCATTCACCATTTTCTAATATAGTTATGGATAACTCATATTCATTTATTTTAGTTACGTTTTTAAACGTTTTCCCAATCTGATTAATTAATGTAACTCTTACTTTCATTATAACTTAACTCCTTTCACATTCAATATTTTCTCTACACCTAAAGGTGTTAATAGTGTTGGTTGTCTAGAACCTAATTTAATATAATCAACTCCTTCTATTAGGTGTTTAAGCCTGTAATCTAAAGTACGTCTATCTATTTTATAAATTTTTGATATTTCTGATAAGGTCTGCACATCTTTTAACTGAAAGTATCCTCTTTCTTTTATTTGTCTGTTGATTGTTTGTTGAAGTTTACCATACTCAGAATTCAGCATTGCTTTTGCAAGTCTTTTTGTAACTTTTACATCATTCTTACAATAATTTTTTATTTCTTCTGGTGTGTCTGTGTCTACATATGTTACATTTTTATCTTCTATTAATTTATCAAATTCATTTTTACTTATTGTTTTAGTTCCATTATGAAACCCACCTCGATACATATCCTTAATATTCGTAGGTGCTATTACACCTTTGACTGAACTTTGACACTTTTCAAATCTTGGACAGTCTGTACATAGCAAGTAACTTTCTGTACAATAGTTATATTCTATTTCTTTATCCATTTATAATCTCCTCTAATAGTCTTTTTATTGTAGTTTGTAATTCTATTAATGTAAAATCTTTTGATAATTTTGGTTCTATCTCTATCATTTCAATATAGTCTTTACTTAATCTTTCCTCTTTGTATTCGTCATCATCAACAAATATAAAATTAGTTGATAATGGTTGGCAAGCTATTTGTTTTGGATAAAATAATATCCAACCTTTGGCACAACTTTCTTTACCTCTCTTTTTTATTTGTCGTGCTAAGTAATATGTCATTTGTTTTGTTATCTTCATTGATTTACCTCCTTATTATCTTTAATTGATGATGTACAAATTAAATCGTAAGCACAAAATTTACATATTATTTTAGCTCTACATATTCCACTTGCAATTTCACTTATTTTTTCTAGCTTAACTTTATTTCTAATCATATCTTTATATGAAGTGAATTTTTGATTGTTATTCATTGATTATCAAGCCTTTCTTTTAACTCTTCAATTAACAACTCAAGTTGTTCATCGTTAAAAACCGACCTTGCGATTCTTACTAATCCACCTTTTCTTAATTTTTCGAAATTGTAAATATTTAGTTTTAATTGATGTTGGTTCATCTTTATAAATAAATCATTTGGAAAGTGTATAAACAACTCATGTTCTTCCATATAGCTATCGCAAATTGTGACATCACCTGACATTGATTTTAATACTTTCATTGTTGCGCCTCCTTTATGACATCTACAATAATTTTTATAGTATTTATACATACCCAATTTAATAAAAATTGTTGTATTAAAGTTACTTTGTCTTTATCATTAATCTTGTTATTAATTATAAAATTTATTACTACTAATTGTTCTGAACCGTTACAATCTTGTGAAAACTTAAAACCTTTGTTTTCTATTAACATAATGATAA